ACCAAATCTTCGTGAACTGCTACCACCCTTTTTCTTATCGTGAGCTCCAAGTGGGTCTCTACCTCTTGCACTACCATCTTTACTATATTTAGGGCCTTCTTTTGGTCTACCTGCACCATCCCAACCGCCGGGAGGTGAACCTCCATTAGGTCCCAAATCATCTAATTCGTGACTTGTTCTACCCATTGCCATATCTGATGGTGTTCCAGTTGCTTCTCCGCTTTTTGCTGGGTCATTTCCTTCATTTTCAATCTGTGACCTTCTGAATTTTTGTTTGTAATCAAATGCTATCTCTTTATCAAGTTTTTGTATTTCTTCATCAGTAAATCCAAATATATTTTTATAAATCCATTCTGAAGAAACTAAACCGTCTTGTAACATAGAACTTGCAAGTGAAGTTTTATTATTCCATAATTCTACTTTTTCTTCTTCATATATTGTAGATGGGTTTGTAAGACCTAATTCAAAGTTAACTAAATCTGCATCTTGATAACCTTGTGCATACAAGTGAACAATAGCTATCTTTGTTAATTCTGATATTGTAATTCTTTGAATTCTTTCAATAGTTCTAGCAAATCTTACATCCTCTGCTGCAAGTGTTGCCTTACTACCTACTTGTTCTTCATATCCTAAAAACGCTTTTGGTATTTTTAATGAAGATAAAAGTTTATGTTTAAGATATTCAATATCTTCAACTGCTTCATAAGTTAAACCAGGAAGTGAATCTATACTTGTACCACTATCACCGCCACGAACTGGTAAGAAGAAATCTTCAGTAATATTCTGCATATTGTATTTTAAGTTATAATCACCAGTATCTTCATCAACTACTGGAGCTTTTTTCATTTTATTAATAACTTTCTCCATATAATTATCAACTTCTGCCGGCGGGATATTACCAATATCTAATTTGAAAATTCTCTTTTCAGGAGCTCTCATGATTCTATGAATTAACATCGCATCTTCCATAAGAGTTAATTGTTTCCAAATTTTACGACCACCTTCAACTTGTGATTTACCGTATGGGAGATAATTAGAATCAGATAGTAATCTAAAATGAGCTACTTCATAATTTTCTAATTCTTCTTTTGTAACAGAATCTTCTTGTTTATATCTATGTTGATTTGTAACTGACTCTATTAAGAATTTAACATATTCTGGATTGTCGGGGTCTAGACCTTCTAATCTTGATACATCATACGCCGATAATGGGACTACATTTGTAATACCATATTTTTCAGAAATATCTAACTTCAAAAAGAAATCACCATATTTACACATATTGCGAACCCATGGCCATAAATTAAATTCTATATTTATAATATCATAGAATAAATTATGTAATATTTCTTTTATCTGATGATTATCAGTTTTAATTTCTAAAACTTCTCCATATTCAGATTTCATTGTGGATTCATCTGCATAAATATCAAGAGCACTTGAAATTATTGCATCACTATCCATTGATTCATAATCTTTAAAAAGATTTAATCTCATTGACTTAGTTAATAGTGAATCTGAATATCCACTTAATCCTGCACCTGTGAATATTTTTTGATACCTATCAACAAGATTACTTCTTGACATAGATTGTGTGCGACTTGTATCAGCAACTTTTAATTTTTTGCCTCCTACATTTCTTACAATTACATTTGTAGAAAATAATCGTTGTAATCTACCAAATAGACTTTTATCAGCCATTTTTTACCTCTTTACTTAATTAACCATTCTAATGATTCTTTTTTCTGATTTACTTCCATCACCCAAGAATCATTCTGGTTATCTGTTGGTGTATACACACCTTGATTTGTTGTAATACTATTCATTGCTTTCTTTTGCAATTCTATACCTTCAGCTCTTAATCGTAAAGCTGTCTCTCTTATCCACAATCCCATAGCATATGACATTACCAAGTCATCATTATATCCTGACATAGCTTCTGCACGACTTCCGTTATATATAAATACAAACAATTCATCAATTAATCTTTGAGAATGAACTGTTACTAATTTTTCTCTAAAAAATTCTTCCAATTTTGCTATTACTAATGGTCTTGTTTTAGATGTCAATGTAAATCCTGGAATTAATTGTTTTTCCATTCTATTAATTTTATTATTAATATGTCTTTGAGTATCTACTACTTGTAAATCTTTGCTCATATAAAATAAATTATCATACTCTCTATCAATACATTGTTGTATAGCAGCCCAACCAATATTATTGTTTTCAACTACAAGTAAAGCATTATTATATTCAATTGATATATTAACTAATAAATTACCATAATCTCTTGTAGACATTCTACCTTTATATTCGGCTACTTGTTCTAAACTCTCTACATCTAAAATATGAAATGCTGAATAATCTGTAGCATCTCCTCTACTAACATCAGCGCATACTATATAATCTTTTGTATAATTTGGTGGCTCCCATATCCAAACATTTGAATCTATACCCCGTTTTTCAATCGGTTCTTTAACTTGTGTAGTTCTATATTCTTCTAAAATAATACCGTCAACTACACTTTGACCAGATGTAATAAAATCACAATCACATTCTTGAGCCGCCATTGAAGGGCCTAACAATTTATCTTGTTCATCTCTCCATTCTTGTTCTCTCTCAGGGTGAACTGTCCAGTGTAACTTCATAAAATTAAAATCATTTAACCCGTCTTCTGCGTCCATCCAAGTTCTGTGAAACCAATTACCCACACCATTTGGTGTAGAAAGTGCTATACATTGTCCACCAGTTGATAGTGTCTGAGATGCTGCTGCCCATATTGTATCAATCCTATCAATAAATGCTGCCTCATCAAGTATTAATAATGATAATGCCTCTGAACGACCAGCATCTTCACCACTTGATACTGCTTTTACTTGTGAACCATTTTTATATCTCAATGATAACTTATTATCTTCAACACATGGTTGTTTTAACCAACTTGGTAAGTTTGCGTGCATTACACGAACTTTTGTTACTAAGTTTTTGGCAACTTCTTGTTTCGTAGCAATTACTAAGATGTTTTTATCGTGATGAAATGTCATCATCCATAAAGAATATCCTGCAGTTAGTGTTGATATCCCTAATTGTCTTGCTTTCAAAATTATATTAAAGCGATGCTGTACTAAATCACTAACAGTTGATTCTTGAAAATTATATAAATTAAAAGGTATCTTACCCTTTATTGGATGTTGTATCACACAATACTTTTTCAAGAAATAAACAGGGTCGGATGCACATTTTACATACTCCTGTTTAATTACATCTTTTAATTGTCCTTTTGAGTTTCGGTCCATATTAATATACTACGCTTACAGTACCACTTCCGCTTATTTGTTTTACACCTATTTCATAAAGTGTTTTAGCAGTTAAAGATGATGCCGCAATAGAATCACCTTCGGTTGGCCAAATAACTGAACTTCCTGCAGTAGTTATAATAAATCCACTTGAACCGGCATCAGAACCAGTAAAATGTGTTATACCAGCAGTTGCGGTTTTAATTTTGCCAAACTTCGCATCATCTTTTATAGAAGGTACGCTTCTACTTGACACATCAGTTCTTCCTTTACCACCACTTGTTATTGTTGCCATTTATTTTCTCCTATTAATTAATGTTATTTCCCTATATATAAATATATTACTTTAAAGAATCTTCTATTTTTTGTAGATGCTCTAAAGCTTTATCGGCCTGTTTTTTAATATCTTCCATATCCATTTGCCACTTTTCTTTATCAACGGAATATCCATCAGGTCTAACTTGTTGCCAAAATTCTACAGAATCTTGTTTTTTAAACTCTTCAATACTTTGTTTTTGCTCTCTTACCCAGGCTAATTTGTTTGCAATCACTTTTTTTGTAGCCCATTCATCATATGTACCGTCAATCCTCAGTTTATTTTCAACTTTTACTTGACAGTCTAAACAATGACTGTATAAATACCACATTCTATCATCTAACCGTCTTTTCATTACTTTTTTACATTCAGGACAGAACCAAGGTACTCTTGCTTCTTTAGTTATCTCTAATTTTTCATCTATTCGGTTTCGTTCTTCTTCTTTTTCTAGTTTTAACTTCTTTTTAAAGTCTAAATCTTCTTGAGCGACAAAAATTCGTTTTTCTGGAGTTTCTCCATGTAAAATAGTTTGTAACGCTTCATTTTGTCGTTTATTTTCTCTACTATATGACATATTACCTCTTAATTAAAAATTTAATAAACCTAATATTTGATTTACTGGCGCAAATGCTCCTGTAAACTTATATGTTTTACCGTTATACTTAAATACTATTCCTTCTGATGGTACAATTGCGGATAATCCACCAATTTTATTTAATTTATCTAATTGTAACTTCAAAGTTTGTATCTTTTTTATATCTCCACCACTTTTTACTGTCTTTATTGCATTAATCACATCTTTTCGTATCTTTTGTACGGCCTTTTGGGGTGAAGCGGCTAAATATCCACCAATATTCTTTAATATTTCAGCTCCTACATCAAAAAACAACACTTCAAATGGTTTCATATTATCCTTTACCCATTTTTGGTGGTCATTCTTATCAAATGATAATACCCAATCAAGAAATTTCTTATTATCTATATCTTTCTTTATCATTGGTATCTTATATGACTTATCAAAGAACGCCCATCTCTTAGTTAAGTTAACTAAAATATGATTTGGTATCTTATATTTCATTTGTTTTGACGCATTAAAAATAAACTCTTCCCAGTATGATTGATGGTATTTAGATAAAGTATCATTATCTTTAAGTTTATACTGGTTTTGTAACTTTTTTAATCTATTCAAATATACTTTCTTCTTTTTACTAAAATCTTGTACTTTAGGTACTGATAAAAATTGTGGTTTACCAATTGTATAATGTTTTTGTACACTTTGATTAACTTGTTTAATCATACCAGCTAACATACGAGCTGAATCTTTAGGTTGTCCTATTGCTGTACCACTTTCATCATATTCTAATGTTCCGTGAAATACTATTTGTGCTTTATCATAATCTATTACATTAGCAGACTTTGGATACATAACTTCTAAGTTCATCCAGTTTTTACCATTACCAAATATTTTTTCTTTTTGTTTATCAGATAAAGAACCTATTGATTTATTCAAATCTTTCATTGCAAATACAAATGCATCTCTAATGTCACCTCTACCTGAAAACTTAGAAGCAACACCCTTTATATCCATCGCCGATGAACCAAAGTTTTTTAGTTGTCCTTTGTTTCTTGCTGTAACTAATTTCCCGTTTACCCAAGAAATCATTAAATTTTGACCGTCAAGTTTCTCTGTAACTCCATCCTCTCGGTTTAACTTACCACCTAACCCATTAATAATTATCTGTTTCAAATCCGAAAATGTAATATTTTTATCATCAAAGGGATGATTCATATGTCCGTATGCTCCACCTTCTAACAATAAACCTTCTGCTAATTCTTTTAAATTAGATATATCTACTACCCAAAGAGTTGGATTTACTCCATTACTAACTAGTCCTGATAACCGAGTGTTACCTCCTATCAAATCATAATCCTTATCTGAGAACTTTACAACTGTTGGTATTTCTATTGTTCCATTTTCATATGTAGATTGAAATCTTGCTTTCTTTTCTTTTTCCAATCCATCAAAATTTAAATCTACGTTTCCCAAAATATCTTTAATTTTTGAATATTTTGTTGTATATCCTTTTTTGACTAATTCTATCCAACCATCTTTACCCATCTCTACAAATTCTGGATATCGTTTAGCCTCGTCCCATTCAAATTCAAAATTAGGTTTTTTATATTTAACAGTATCATCTTCTAATATAAGTTTTACTTCTTCATCTAAATTAATTCTTTCAGATAAACTACTAGCATACTTTTTAGCTGCTTTCGTTCCTTTAGTCTTTGCTACCCATTGAACTGCACTTTTACGACTAACTGTTTTCTTTCTTCCTTTTGGATTAGGATTTTTTACTGTATCTGGCGCAGTTGTTTTTGTTTTCTTTTCAGCATCTGCTTTTTGTGCTTTTTTCTGTTTATATAGTTTACGAGCACCATAAGTTATACCAACTGCAAATTTAGCTATAGTTTTACCAGGATATGGAATAGTTAATCCCATAGCTTTTCCTGTTGCAAATAACGTAAGAAATTTAGCACCTTCAGTTCCGCCAAATAAATCTTTTAAATTTTTAGCTCCAACAGCCGCTCCTGCTACACCTGATAAATCAAAGTCATAATCTGGTTCTCCAACAAAAGTCATTTGAGTCCACATATAAGTTACAGTTGCCGCGGCACCTAACATAACTACTTTCTTTGTTTTAGGATGTTTCTGTAAAAACTCGTCTGCTTGTTTAAGATATTCATCTTTCTTTTTCATTACCTTTGTATTCTGAATCTTATCTGCTAATTTATCAGGTAAATAGTGAAATACAACTGATGCTCTTTTATATCCTTTTTTAGCACTATCAAATACTTTCTCAACACTAAAATCATTTAGTTTAGCAATAGAAAATGTATTCTTATTCATCATTGTTTTTCTAACTTTATCTAAAGGTTGTTTTGCTGTCTTAGCCCAATCTTTCAAAAAGTTATTAAACTTAACACCTTCTTCTAAAGTCATTCTATCTACTTCAAGTATTAACTGTACTTCTT